GTTGGGAGCAAGTACCTGTGTGTGTCCACACCACTTGTTTAGTTAACCCGCACCGTCCGGGGGAACCGTATCAACAAGGGCCGGGATTTGTTGGGCAGCAGAAGGGAGTAGTAGGGGGATGAGCACAGATTAGTTTCGGCACCCGTGAGATTCGGACCTGCGAGGCTGTGTTTACAACAAACCCTGAATCACCTAACTGTGGAGACCAGACCAGTAGTATGTGATTTCTCACAACTGGGGTTCCCGCTGTACGACGCACACATGGCATGGGTAGTACGGGTAGCCCATGTGCACGATTACGGGCCCGGCCGTGGGTTAAACGGTGATGCTAGGTAAACCTAGCTGCTAGTGGGCAAGGCCACCCCCCCCTCCTCTCTGAAAGCTCTTTGAGATGTCTAAAGAGTTTTCAGCTACACATTGGAGCCCACTCCCTGACCAGGAGTGGGAGGCGGTCAGTTTCACCGAGGTGCTCATGTGGATGTTTGTGCCAAAGTTTCTGGTCACTTGGAGGCGTCAGTCACGGATCAAGCTTGCAGCAGTGTCGACGCTGCAAGCTTTGGATTCGATGGGCGATTACGGTGAGGTAGACAAGTCTGGCCGCGTGTGGGAAACCGCACCGGTTAGCGCATTGCCCGTGCCACCTGAAACCGAGGAGGTTACAGAGGTGGACGGCTTTGCGGTTGTCCCGCCCGACCAGCGCCCGTCCGCACCGCAGCAACTGGCTGCTGCGGTGGTTGTGACACCAAAGGCCGGTAAACCAGCCAACAGGTATAAGTTTGCTGCGGTGATTGCAAGGGTGGTTAAGGTAAAAATGTCCACCCCGAAGGAATCCGCGGCAAACAGGCTTGTGGCGTGGGAGTTGTGTGCTAAGGAGATGACTGCACGTGATGTGCGGAAGGTTGATATGGCACATTTTCTCCCTCTTGCTGTAGCATTGGTTTTCGCGCCAAGCCGTTGGGATGTCGAAGCTGCCTTGATCGAGAGGACTGTGGAATTCGCCAGCCGTAAGGAAGCGGTTGTGCCCAAACCACCGTCTCGGTTTTGGAAGTGGATGACTGGCCCATCCGCACTGCCAGATGAAGTTATGGAGCCGGTGAATTTAGATAGGATTTACAGCGGTGATGAATAGGGGTGCCTTGTGAGTGTGAAGGGTGTTGATACCGTCGGTCTTGCCCGGGTGGTGTTAGTTGACCCTAAACATGGGCCTGTCTACAAGTGGAGGGAGGCCCACCTCACTGGGAGCACCAAGGAACGTACCATGTACAGGGTTTCTGGGCCCGGCATTGGTCTAAAATTTGGCGTCCACAATAATAACTTTGAGAACGTGCGGCGCGGTGTGTACGAGAGGGTGTTGTACCGGGTGGTCGGTACAGAAGCACGCCCACCCCCTCGTCCCGCGGCAGAGGTGTTCACTAGGAGTCTCTCACGGTTCCGATCTCACCTTTTGAAGGTGTGCCCCGAAGTTCGCCCCATTACCCGTGCTCAGTTCGCGGAGTCGTATGAGGGCCGACGTCGTAGCATTTATGAGAAGGCCGTGTGCAGTCTGGCAGTGCGGCCACTTTGTGTGGCTGACTCCTATGTAAGCACTTTTGTGAAGTGTGAGAAGATCAACTTCTCCTCTAAACCAGATCCCGCGCCCCGAGTGATTCAGCCAAGGTCACCGCGGTTCAACGTTGAAGTAGGTAGATTTATTAAACCGATAGAGAAGGTAGTTTACAAGGGAATTGCAGAGGTTTGGGGTGGGCCCACTGTTATGAAGGGTATGAACGCTGAGGAAGTAGGAGCAGAGATAGCTAAGGCATGGGGTGAGTTTGTCAAACCGGTTGCGGTCGATGCGGACGCAGTGCGGTTTGACCAACACATCACATCGGATGCAATGCGATTCGAACACTCCGTCTACCTCGGTCTAGTGCCCCCACAACACCGCCCCAAGCTGAAACGGCTGCTGGATATGCAATTGCGGAATAGGGGGTATGTGTGGCTGGACGATGGTACCATAGTGTATGAAGTGGATGGGCGTAGGATGAGCGGGGACATGAACACTGGCC